CCTCATTCCTCCGTGTCCTGATGCCATCAAGCTGATGGTCATGGCGATTCGCAAGGAGGAGAACGATTTGATTCAGGAAGCAGTGGCCTACGAAGCTAAAGCGGTTCAAGCTGTGCAGGAGCAGACGATGCAGTATCTGGGCGATGCAGTGCATACGATACGCATGGTCGGCGTCGGTTTGAACGGCGGAGGATTTTCGCAATGGTTCTGAACCAAAAGGATAATTTATGGCAATAGGACTTGGAGCGGCAATTTTGGGCGGAGCGGGAATCTCGGCAGCGGGAAGTCTGCTCGGTGGACTGTTCGGCGGAAAGAAGCCGAAGGTTCCTGAGCTGAAGCCGATTGATTTCGCCAAGGAGCAGCAGCAGGCAATTCAGCAAAACATAGCGTCGCTTGAGCCTGCTACCGAGTTGGCCAAGAAAACAACCGCCGCTGAGCAGTCTCAGCTTGAGGCACAGCTTCGTCGTGCGATTCCTGGCTATGATCAACTTGTTTCTCAGGCTGGACAGAACATTGCCGCTTCTCTTCGCGGTGAAATTTCGCCCGAGGTTTCCGCTCAGGTTCAGCGTTCTACCGCTGGACGCGCTTTGTCTGGTGGATTCGGCGCAGGATCTGGATTTGGCCGTGCGCTGACCGCTCGCGATTTGGGCCTGACCGGCATGCAGATTCAGAATCAAGGTCTTGCTCAAGCTCAGAACTTTATCCAGCAGCAGCGAGCGTTCGGTATGGTTCAGCCGTTCTCAGTGAGCAGCATGTTCATCACGCCAGCGCAGCGCATTGGAGCGATTCAGGAGCAGCAGTCTAGGATGTACGGTCGTGATTTGACTGCCGCTCAAGTTGCTGCCGCTCCCTCTCCGATGCAGCAGGCGGCGCAGACTGCGCTTACCAACTTTGGCGGCGTTGCCGGTGGCGCGCTGTCGCAGTACGGAATGTATCAGGGGTTGATGGCAGGCCAAGGTGGCCCGTCGCCGTCGTACAATCCACAGAACGATCCTGAGATTTACCCCAATCTCTATTCGCCGTCTCCAACGACATCGGATATTACCCCAATTTCCACCAGCTTGTTCCCAGAGTACGGCTCTTCAATCTACGGACGCTAATCTTATGGCCGACCAATCTCTTCAAGCATTTCAGCTAGGTGCAAGCCTGTTCGACCGCGCTCAGACGCAGCAGCGGATGATGGAGCAGTTGCAGATGCAGACTGCTGATCAGCTCATGCGCCAGCGTCAGTCCGATCTTCAGAATAAGATTCAGTCGAATGTTTACGCTCAGGCGTTGGCAGAGCAGGAAGCTCAGGCTGCTGAATACGATACGTTTCAAAAGTTCAATGAAGATGTTGGAACGTATTTCAACGATCCTGAGTTGAAGTCTCCAATGCCTGCACTGCCACGTTTTAGGTCAAAGGTTTTCAACCAACAGGCAATTCAAGCGTACCAAGGTCTTCAGCAGTATTCTCCGCGAGCAAAAATCATCAAGGCTCGCGAACAATTTGAAAAGACTAGGGCTGAAATGATTTCCGAGATGCAGAATCGAGGAATTGACGTTTTTGACCCGCAGACTGGTCAGATTAACGAAGAGGTTTATCGTACAAATCTTCCTATTGTAAGAAAAGACATGGAAGAGAGGAAGACCATTAAAGACCTCGGAACAGAAATGTCCGAAGAGGTTTTTCAGATGGATAAAACAATCCCTCTTCAGGAACGAATTAAGACTGCTCGCGCCAATGTTGAGGCTCGTCGAGCAGAGCGCATCAACCCTTCTGATCGCATGAAAATGGACATCGCAACCAATGCTGTTGACGATTGGCAAGAGTTGTTTGGACCTGCCGATACCCGCACTGCTTCGAGGATCAAAGGCAGTGTCATGCAGAGCGATTGGAAATGGCCCGATGGAGAAGATGCCCGTCAAATTCGTGGCGATCAAAATACGGCAAGAGGTTCGTCAAGACTTGTTGATGAGTTGAACAAGTTTGAGGAAACGTATGGAAATGGAAAAATTCAAAACTATGTCGGACTTATTGATGGTAAAGTTGAAGAGCTGAAAAGAAGGCTTTCTTCCGCAAAAACTGACGAAGAAAAAGATGCGTACGCGCTTCTCCAGAGATTTAACACAGTGTTTAACGAGGAAGCGTTTGCCACTTCTGGTAAAGCTGTCACACAGCCTGAAACAGTTCGATTGAAAGCGGCTATCGGTGACATTAGGAGCAAAAACTTTGTCAATGATATCAATAACTTTGCCAAGTTGGCTGCTGAAAACTTGTGGAGTACGATTGATGATTTTAAGACAAAGCGTAAAATTTCACCAGAGCAAGTGAAGTTGGCCAACGAGCTTGTCGTGAAGTACAAGCTGCCGCTCACGCCGTTCGGTCGGCAGCAGCAAGCGGCTCCGACGGCTCCGACGGCTCCAGCTACTGTAGCTACTCCGTCGCTTCCCCCTGGTCTTACGCCGATTACAAACTCAACGAACGCTGCTTCAGGGTTCATTTTCAAACCGTAATTATGGGAACAATCACATCTCCCTCTGGCAAGGAATACAACTGGTCGAATCCGAATCCCCCAACGGAATCGGATTTTAAGGCCATTTTGGATTACGAAGCGGCTCAGGGTGTTTCAGCTCCCGCTGCTCAACCTCCCGCCACGATTGCCGAGATGCGGCGTCGCGAGGAGCAGGGAATGGTTTCTGCGCTTCCTGAAGCTCAGGCTGCGGTTGCTGTTGGATCGACCGCTCAGTTGAATCGAGCTGTGCAGGATGCTGGCAAGGTCGGAAAAATGGAGAGCTTTGTTGGGACGATGGGGCAGATGGCCGAACCGACCGGAATGCTTGCTCCGTTTGAGGGTGGAAGGCTTCAGCCGTCTGGCGAGTTTACAAGAGGTGGTGCCGCAGAATCTCGCGGAATGCGGCGAGGTGCTGCGCTTGGTGCCGCAATGATTCCTCCGCTTCTAGCTGCACCTGCTGCCGCTGGAATGGGGTTTGGAACAGGGCTTCTTTTTGAAAGCGGCGTTGGACTTGGAAGCCAATTATTATCTCAAACCATTTCTCCAGAACCTTACAGATTTGGCGAAATGATGGCTGGAGCTGTCCCAGGAGTCCCGGTTGGCCAACGTGCAAGCAAACTGGCTCAATTCGCTCTTGAAACAGGGTCTGCTGTTGGAACCGCTGCTGCACAGGCTGGATTAGAAGCTGCTTTTGATGAAGGCACTGACCTTTCGGATGTTCTTCTTTCAACGGGACTAGCTGGCATTTTGACTCCATCTGCCAGCATTGGATTTAGAACTGCTGGAGCATTGGGTAGGGCTAGAGGCGTTCAGGCTGAAGAGTTGGTTGGACCGTTGAATTCCGTTGGAAAATTTGAACGTGCTAAACGGTATGCTCGGCAAGCGGCAGCAGAGTTTGAGCGGCCCTTTACACAGCAGTTCATTCAGGACAGAAAGCAGGAAGTTCTGAGGGAGTTTGATCGTCAAGGGGCTGGCGGACTGGCCGCTCAATCGGCTGATGAAATTGCCAGGCTTCTGTATTCTCCAAACTCTGGTCTTAGACCTGATGAGTTCAGGAAAAACATCTCAGACATTGTTTCGCAATCTCTTGCGAGAGGTGTTTCTTCTGGTCTTCCTGCTGATGAAATCTCCAGCTCAATCAAGACTCAGCTTGGAAATTACGTTCAGAACGCAGACAAGATTTCTGCTGATGCGGTTGACAGGTTTGTGGACCAATCTGAAACGCTTTTGGATAGGGTTCAGAATGCTGTAGATTCGAGACTTGCGACTCGCAACAAGAGGCTGACTGATCTTGCTCGTATTTACGAAGGTCGATACAGCACTGATTCTCAGCCGCTAATCGATCAAATCACAGGGTTGAAGGCTCAAAGAGATTCACTCCCAAGTGGATCTGCCGAGCGAACCCGGATTGACGGCGAGATTTCGCAGCTAAATCAGCGCATTCAGGACATAGAAGCTGGCGCACTTCCTGGCTATGGCCCTGCCGCTGGAATCTCCCGCGAGGAACTTGGCCAGCAAGTTCAACAGGTTGCCCGTGAAGAGCTTGAGGCTTTTAAGAAACAGAGCAAAGAGGGCTATGGAAAACTTGAGCCAAAACTTGATGAGGTAAAAATAACCACAACTGAAATTGGACCTGATGGTAAAGAAGTTGAAGTGGTAAAAACCGCAAACCAACTCAGAGAAGAACGCTCAAAAATTCTCAAGGAAATTGATTTTAACAAGGCTGTCCAGAAAGCTGACTATTCTGTTTTTGAGCGGCTGGATAAAATCAACAATCAGCTTAATGAAGCGTTGGCAGACAGTCCTAATCTAAAAAATCTTCTTGAGGCTGAAAACAAATTTTACAGCACTGGAATTTCAAGATTCAAAGGATTCTTTGCAGATAAGGTGCTTCGAGAAGCTGGTGAGGCTGGTGGAATGCCGGGGATTGTCGCCACGATTTCTGGTGCAAATGGCGCGCAGAATCTGCGGCTTCTCAAGAACATGCTTGGAAACAGGTATGGGGAGATTGAGCCAAATCTTAGAGCCTTTGTTTACACTCAAGTCAAAGGGAAGACCCCAAATGAGTTTCTTGATTCTCTTGCCAAAGGGAAAGGCGGTTACGCTACCGGAATTCAAAAAGAGGTGGTGAATGAGCTGTTCCCAGACCTTTCTGAAATCAATGAAGTTGCAAACAAGTATCAATCTTTGATTGGCCAACGGGCTGCGCTTGAAAGCGAAAAGAAGTCAATTGACTCAAATATCAAGGAACTTCAAAGACAGGTTGATTCTGGGATTGCTGGCGCACAGGAAAAATTAAACCAGTTAACTTCCAGAACCGATGCAATTACCGATAAAATTTCAAAGCTAAGGGCATCAAATGTTATCGAGCGTGAAAATCGAATTATTGAATCGCTTGGAAAAATTAAAGCCCGTGTGAATGAAGCCGGTGCTACTCGCGGTGACGCATTGGATACATTCAAGCTGGACGAAGTGGTTCGAGAACTCACAACGGAAGAAGGTGTTCCACTTTACAAAGCACTTGAAAGAGCCGTTGAAAGCACAAGTGCAGCGCGAGACAAGTTTTACGATGTCGTCAAAAAGGCTATGCAACCCGGTGGCCAACTCGAAAACTTCACTCCCTCAAATCTAATCGACTTCCTTGCGCCAGGAAAGGGGACTGGTCTTTCGTCTGATTATCGGGTGAAAAGGTTCATGGAGGTTGTTGGCAAGAACAAGCCTGAGCTTATCAATGATGCTCAAAACATGTTGATCGGCAGAATCATTTCCGAGTCATTTGACGGATCAAGAATCGACACAAAGAAGATTTCATCACTCGTTGGCAATAAGGAGGCTCAAGGTAGATATTACGAGGCAACACAAAGACTGCTTGGAGAAGATGGAGTCAAGCGAATCAACATGGTTGCTAGTCAGTTAGAACAAGTGTCGGACCTTGGGAAACCGAGCATTTTTAGTCAGTTCATTGCTCCGGCACTTGCGACTGGTGTTGGGTACGGTGTTGGATACGGAACCTACAAAGGTCTTATTGGAGCTGGTGTTGGGCTTGGTGGATACGGTGTTTACAAAACTATGGAAAAGGGGATGAAAGAAGCCGTTGACGCTGCTGTTGGAAGGATTCTTAAAACTCCTGAATACCTCGACATTGTTTCTAAACCTCTTGATGCGGCAACCAAGGCTCAGATCGATAAGATTGAAAGGTTGTGGCCTAGAATTCTTGGGATTGAACGAGACAGGTTGATGCTGAACCGAGAGGAAGTTCCGCAATGAAAACCTCCCTCTCCAAAAAAGGTAACACATACCAGGGCAAGAAGGTGACGCTCAACAAGCCATTCTACACTCCTGGCGAGCGGAAGAAGAGCGCGGTGTACGTCAAGAACGACAAAGGAAACGTCGTCAAGGTTCGCTTCGGCGATCCGAACATGGAAATCAAACGCGACAATCCTGAGCGTCGTAAGAACTTCCGCGCGCGGCATAACTGCGCGGAGGCGAAGGACAAGACGACGCCCAAGTATTGGTCGTGCAAAGCGTGGATTCTGGCGATTGTTCTGTCGGTTTTAACCTCAAACCCTATTTGAATTTATGGACAAGATGAAACTTGGCGGTGGCGGTCGTTACGAGAAGCTCGTTGGTGAGCTTGAGAAGAAAGGCGTTCGCGATCCGAAGGCTTTGGCGAGCTACCTTGGCCGTAAAAAATACGGCAAGGCGAAGTTCCAATCGCTTGCTGCCAAAGGTCGTCGCCGCGCTGAACGTGAGAAGGCTAACGCCTAGGTCGTCCGCCCCACGGCTTCTTCGTCGTAGCCGCCGCCTTATCGACTACAAACTGCTCAGGCGGTGCGTAGTCCCAAGAGATGGTTCCGACTCCTCGTTGAATGACGATGGAGCCGGTTTTGTTTCCGTTCTTATCCTTCAGTCCTGACCTATCTCCGCGCTTCGCCATTCCAAGCATGAAGCGTCGCGGCTGATTGAATCCGACTTCCTTCAGGACAATCACCTCTCTCGCCCAGTTCGTTAGGTCGGACGATCCGAATCCTGAGTAGGCCATGTCTGCCACGCTCTCCGGTTTGTCGTCCTTACCCTTCGGCTTGGGGAAGTGATGAACCAATACGATGACGACTCCTGTCTCCATCATAATCGGCTGGAGCAGATGCCGCGTGAAGTTCGCGCAGACCTCGATGTCCGATGGATTGCCGCCGATGTAGGAGAGCAAAGGATCGATATAGACAATGTCTACTTTCGTTTTTCGAATAAGACGACGCAGCATGGTCGTAAACTCCGCGCCGGTTCGAACTGCCTCGCGGAAGAAGAGCATGTCTGCACGGCGCAATCCGTTCTGCCAATCGCTTCCGAAGACCATCTGCGCGGCCCCTTTCAGTGCATCATGCTGATCGGCGATATCGTTTTCAGCTTGGACGTAGGCCACCTTGAGCGGTCGTACCGGCTGACATCCGAACCAATCCGAACCTATGGCCCACCTCAGTCCTTGATAGAATGCCATCGAGCTTTTGCCGCATCCGCTCTGACCGACAAATAGCATCGATGAACCGCGCCGAATCCATCTGTCGCCGATCAGGTTGTCAGGGTCGTTCTCAGGATCGTAATCGATGATGCTCTGGAGCGAGAACTCCTGAGGCATATCCTGCGACTCCAGATAGTCCGTGAACGCATCCCAGTTCACGACGCCCACATTGATGGCTACAAGCCTCTGCTCATTGCCATCGCGCATCACACCAGCTAACCGGCTGAACCTGCTCGCGTTCTTGTTCTTCGGATCGATGCCGAGGGCTTCCAGATGACGATAAACAACATCGCGACGCTCGTTCCACTCCTCCTTGTTCGCCGCTTCAACGCGCACCCATCCATGCAGACTCTTGCCGCCGGAATCGATGACGACCGATAGCGGTAGCTTCGAATCCTTCAGGATCGTCCATTGCTCATCCTTCGTCTTCTCGTCCATCTCGACGAGGACATGGCGGAATGCTGATACGCCGGAATCCGATCCGGTTTCATCGAGACACGGATTCACTCGTACATACGCGCCACGGCTGTCAGGACCGTTCCACATGGAACTTATGGGCGGCGTGAAATGCTTCTCAATCCATTCGTCGCGCTTGAGGAACGTACCTTTGGACGCTGGCCTACCCTTACCCTCCTCGTCGCAGATGATGTCGTTGCAGATGCAGACAACTTCGTCCGGCTCGAAGCAGGCTTTGAGAAAGTCGATGGTTGTAAATCGGCATTCCGGTTGCGGAATTGCTTGGATCTTCTGAACGATGAACTTTCCGGTCGTTGATACGGGCGTTCCGCTCTGCGCTGAGAGAAGCCAACCTTTCGGCTTGTCGTGAGAAACTCTAAACGCCTCGTTTAGCTTATGAACCAAGTCGTTCGGCTTCCACGGTGGGAGACATTTCGCGTTGTACTCATGCAGGAGCGTTTCGGCTTCGCCATGCGATAGCTCGAAGCCATGCACTAGAGCGGTAGCTACTGCGAAGGTTGTGTTATGACCGCCCTGGCCGCTGATGGCACCGGGGGTGTTGCGAAGCCATGCTCGCGCACGGTCGATATTTGAATTGCTCATTCGATTCCAAGTTGTTTTCTCGCGAGTTCCCCGGACCTGCCAAGGTCAGTCTTGGCGATGTCCTGAAGAACAGAATTTGATTTCTCCAGCTTCTGAAAAAGGAGAGCCAGCTCTTTGGGAGTCATCAGGTACTTGCTCCACTGTTGGATGGGTATGGAGCGAGACTTGAACTTCGCAAAGAGCTGCTCTTGTGCGGCGATGTAATGGCTAGGGCTTCGCATCTATCAGCGCGAACTTGGCATTGAATTCAGCCTTCGTTCGAACGTAGAGCTTTCGTTTGCCTTCCCGCATGTAGACAACTCCAGACCACTTGGTTTCTCCGATTCGTATCTCTACGTCGTCGGAGAGGAGTTCAACCTGCACCGAGCTGTTTCCTAAGTTCTTGTATCTCATCTTCGGTTGCATCGTCGAGATGGCCTGAACCGCTCGAATGCCAGACTCCATCCACGTTTTGCTCGGGCTTCGGCCTGCTCATCCAACCGCGAAGAAGTGCATACTCGATCAACTGAGGGGCTTCCTTCAACAACTGTTGTCGCGTGATTTCAGATTTCATCGGGTTCGATTCGTTTGCCGCGTCGTCCACCAGATCGGCGCATACCCATCTCGGTTCCAATTTCATTGGCAAATCCACGGCGGATCAGCCATTCCTTGTACTTTCGGTCGATGTAGGCGAAGTCGATCCTTGGCGTCGATTCGTCTGCGTCGGCTACTCGGACTGTTGCTACTTTGTTCATGCTCATTTGTATATCTCGGTTGTTAGTTTGTAGTGTCGCTCAGCTTGGGTGCAGTTCCAGCACAGGTCATGTCCTGCGTTGCATCCGCATCCGAGAGATTTGAAGAGAACCTTGGCCAACCATTGGTATTCCTCGATGGCATGGCGCAGGGTTTCGATGTCGGTTTCCTCTGCGAGAGGTTTGGTAGGCTCGCTCATTTGACGACGAAGAGAATGAAGTATGCGGCGGTGATGACCATGCCAGCGCAGAATGCGGCGATGAGGAGCTGCTTGAGTTCGTCCGGTGAGGGAGGACGGTACATTTTGTGGTTCATACGGTGTCAGGATATTTTCGGTGATGAGCCGCGTGACACTTTCGGCAAAGCCAGCGGACGTTTAATCTCTGGTCGTAGTCGTAGCTGTCGTGGTGCGCCTCTGGTTTGCACGATGTTCCACATTGAGAACAATTGTTTGGCTTTATTAATTTTCCAACTTTCACAGCATACTCGACTGCTCTTCGCGAGCGTTCTCGGTCTGGGTATTTTATCCTAGAAATTTGATTGCTTAATTTTGACTGTTTTTGTCGTTTAAGTTTTTTCTCTTCAATCTGGCTGGCATTTAATCTGTGGATTTTGCATCGCTCTCGAATCTTGCTGGCATTAGTTGAACGGTAAATATAACCCCATTCCGCAACGCATTGTTTGCATTGAGATTTAAGTTCACCCTTAATTCCCAATCTTTTCTGAAAACACTCTAGATTTTTTTTGATTCCACATTTTGAGCATTTTTTGACAAGCGCATCATGATTAAATGCTAACTGCAATGGTTCAGAGGTCATAAATTTTTCAAGGCTACCTTCCTCCACCCAATGCATAGTGAAGGATCAGCAGCGCGTCGCAGTTCTTCAGGGTTACGTCTAGATGAGGATACAATTCCTGCGCCTTCGCCTTGAGCTTTCGCTTCCATTCCGAATGATCTTTGCACGATGCTTTCCCGCCGAGTCCTAGAGGAGCCTGCCACACTTTTGGAGCTGCTCTGTGAAGAGCGTATCCGTACGCGTATGCAGCAGCCTCAACTCGACCAAGGTTTCTGTGAAGTGTCGCCATCGACGAGCTTTTCGTCATGGGAGACACGAACAGTGGAAGCTCCTCGATCCATAACTCTGCATTGGCTACCTTTAGCTGATTGATCAGCGCGCAGATTTCCGGCAGCGATTCGGGCATGGACAGCAGGATAATGCCGTCCGGTGTATTGACCGCGAATCCCCCGCTAACGCCAGGATCTACGGCTACGATTGGTTTGTTTGATGCTTTCATTGGATTAGTAACACAGCACGGTTATCTGTTCCGCAGCGATTCGAACCGCACTTTTCGTATCGCCACCTTCTGACCATTTCTCGACTTTTACACGGCCTTTGACACGCACCAGCGCGCCATTCTCGATTTCGAGAAATTTCTCAGCCACCTGTCCCCATGATGAAAGTTCAAAATCATCGTAGTCTTCGTGGAATCGGCCATCAGCATCGGTCCAATGGCGAGCGATTGAGATAACCCTTCGGACCATCAATGCGCCGCTCTTGGTTTCTGTTTTGCGGCTGATTCCGCGCAGCTCTCCGATGAGAAGAACTACGTTCTCTGTAGGCGTGGCTGTTTCATTTGCTGTGGTAATTGATGCACTCATTGGAAGACGCAACCTAGTTGGCGGTAGCATTCCATTCGCTTCTTCGCGTGGTATGCACCGATGGGATGGAACCTGTCAGAAAAGTCCAGAATTGTCGCACAGTTTTTGGAATCTGTTTTCCGCAATGCGCGGCTCGCTCGCTGGATCGTCTTCTGCGATGACCGACCTCCGCTGACCATGATGAGCAGTTCCACGTTGGGCAGATCGAGTCCTTCGTCGGCCAATGATGTCGCAATCATGGTTCGCAGGTTTCCGGCTTTGAACTCCTCCATCGCCGCATTGCGCTGCTTCTTGCCGATCTTCGAATGGACAAGGAGCGAGCGTGGAATCGCGGCTTCGTATTCCTCACCCAGCGCGATGCGCGGTATGAGGATAAGAGTCTGCATGTCCAGATGCTCAAGCGCGTAATCGACGGCGTACGCATTCCTGTCTCGGTTCTGGCAGATGCCGATGTCCACCAGGGATTCCCAGGCGCACATGCGTTTTAATTCGTCGTCACTTATCCGCATGTACCGCCGTCTTGTTACAAAAAGCCGGTCGATGTTGTCGTCGATCTTCTGCTTCAGGTTCAGGTCGGTGGCGTCGGAGAGGTGAAGGTAAGCGTCGGCCAATGAATCGCCGATGTCGCTTCGCTTGATTTCGTAGGTGCGGTTGCGGAAAAGCGTTCGCGTCACCGCGTTACGGTCTTCGTCATCGCCCCAAGGGGTTGCGTCGAAGCCGTAGCGGAATCCTTTGCATGACTCGATGATTCTGCGCCATCCGGCAGCAGGACTATGCTTCGCTTCGTCCACGATCAGCATGTCCTTGTCGCTGAAGTCCACGGATTCGTGTGGACAACGAATCTCTACATCATCATCAGAAATTCCAGCAACTCGTAGTGATGTCCGTGCTTGCTGGCATGTTTCGCGGGTCGGCGCAATCCAGCCAATTTTGAATTTCAATTCAAGCAACCTGTAGTCCTTGATGATGCTCGCAGCAATCCATGTCTTGCCGCTGCCAGCCGGTGCGATGATCAGGCCGTCGTTAGTTTTGGCCCACTCTACTGCGTTCTTTTGGTAGTCTCTCAGATTCATAGTTTTAGGAAATTTGCCCCTCCGCCCACTGCTTCATAGCGAGCGAAGGGTATTGTGCCGCCCACACGGGAGGCTTCGCCGTCAAGCGTTAGCTTCTGCCGATAAGGAGTGCGTTACTTGCGTCGTGACACACTTCTCATTCAGCAGCTTTCGCAACGCTTGGGTGGCGAGAAAGCCGATCTTGACTCCGTTCGCTTCGCAGTACTTGCGAACCTCTTCGTGGAGTGCTGCGTCGATGGTGATTACTGTGTTCTTCTTTTTGGGTTTCATGGTTTCTCGCTCAGTTCTTTGATGATCTTGGTCCTAGCTCGCCCCTTCGCTTTGACGATGAGTTGCAGGATGATGATTGGGTCTACTGTGGAAACGTGCTGCCAATATGGTCTGGCTGCGTCGAGTTCCCGTGCGCGGTCGATGTCCACCACCAGCACCTCGCTGGTCATCTTGTGCCGGTAGACGAACGCGACTGATAGGGCTGGAGGTATGTTCATTCAAAACTCCATGAGGTGATAGACCCGCTTGCGAAGCTGGGCGACTTTGGCTCGCTTGCTGAACAGATCGTGCCTGTCGGCAATGTTGTAGTGGACAGACCCATTGCTGTCGTGGAATGAGTTGCAGTACGCTTCAAGGAAAGCGATGCGCTCTTCCATGCGGCGGATGCGCCAGTTGCGATACCAAGTAAATGGGTTCACACCTTCCCCCTCTCCTCCTCCAGAATCTGAAGCATTTGACTCGCAACATGGCCGTCTGAGCCGTCTCGGAAGAACGCCGTTGATGCGCGGTGGATGCGGTC